AGAATCAATATCATCCACACCATTTTCAGATGTGATTAAAAGGTTTAAGTCACTTGAAAACCCTCTATTTAATAGGTTAAATGAAATTTTATTTAATAAAAAATGATAATATTTTTCACCATTATCCGATAGGCCATAAACTAAATCGGAAATATAAACATCATTTGAAAAATCATCTTTTACACAATTGTAACCTTTAAAGTTAGTAGAAATATAATCATGATCGTATTCTACTATATTTTCAAAATCATAAAATAAATTTTTATCATGAACTTTTAAATTTAAATAGTAACCCTCTTTTTGTAATCTATTACAAATAACTTTTAGGTTTTCCTCGACTTTTTTTGATTCTTTACTGAGATTAATGTTAATTTTTAATTTTGAATCAATTTTTTTGTTATAAATGATTGTATCAAAAACCCTAACAGTTTTAACTAAATTTTCATCATAACTTTGATATAAATCAGATAAAATATCTGAAAGATTTACTATTTTTTCAGATGAAGTAAAACCTTTAACAATAAAAAAACTCCTGACGTTTATAACTTTTATTTCTGTTATGGCATCAGGAGATACTTTATTAATTTCTTTTACAATAAGGTCTGCGAAAATATTACATAGATTTTTACCCGATAAAAAACTTGAAACTTCAATCATATTAATTTTTTTAACTTTTTATTTTTAATTAATATTATAAAAAATTAAAATATGATTAAATAGTTTTTTATTTCTTGTTGTAATACTTTTCTACAATCTTTTGAACGGCAGCTTTTACGTTGTTGTTATTTGACTCTTGTTGAGTCTGAACAGGCTGTTGAGCTTGTTGACCATTATTTTTGTTTTTGCAACCACATCCCATGACTAAAATTTTTTAGAGGTTTATTTTATATATAAATATTTATAAACTATGAATATTCATTTGTAAACATAAACTATTTATAAAATATGAGTTTAAATTCCTTAATTAAAAAAATAATAAAAGAAGAGACCGAAGAGTGGGTTGATGTTAGTCCTGAAGAGTATAAAGAACTTTTGGCTTATGTTAATGGTGATGGTTCATTTATTAAAAGACTTCCTGACTATGCCGGTAAAAAAATTAGAATTACAGGTGAATTAGATCTTAGAGGGAATAAAAATGTGACAAATATAGATAGTGTTGATTTAGTACAAGGTGATTTAGATATCAGTTATACCAAAATTCCATTTTTTGATAAAAATAAAGTAAGAGGTAGATTTGATTATTGGGGTTCTGAAATGCAAAGATTAGAAAATTTAAAAATACATAAACAAAGACTTGCAAACCAAGACGTATTAAGACAGGATGATGATTGGAATGTTGAAAATGATGACAAAGAATCAAATGAAACTGAAGCAATTTTTGAATACCTAAAAGAAAGTGGAAACGTAGAAGAAGGCGAAGATAAGTATTTTTTATTTAAAGAGAATTATAATCATTATGGTAATTCAAGTGTTTATTTGTGGTTAGGATCAAAAAACTTTGAAAGTGAATATGTTGTTTATGAAGGTGATAAAATATATGATGCGGCAAAAGAACAGTTAGAATCACAAATTGAGGAATCTGGTTTTGACACATTTAGAGAATGGGTTTGGGAAAACCATATTGATGAAAGATATGCGAGGGACTATCTTTATGAGGACTATAGTGAATACGTTAGACAAAGTCCAGAAGATTGGAATATAAATAAAGAATTAACAGATCAACAAAAAAGGTATTTAGAAATACACCAAGCAAATATCGATAGATTAAATCAAAAACTTGAAGAAGGCGGATTAACCGATGAAGAACAAGAAGAAATTGAAAGTGATATTTACGACTACCAACAATTAATAGAGGACATTAAAGAAAACCCAGAAGGTGATTACGATGAAGAATCAATCGAAGAAGCTATAGAAAACATGGTTGACGACAATGTTGATAATATTTTTGACCTTTTAAGAGATAGAGGTTATGATAATTACGCACTTTTAGATTTTGTTGATATTGAGGCGGCTATTGATTATGTGATTAGATCTGATGGGTATGGGCAAGTTTTAAATGGTTATGACGGAACTGAAGATTCGTACACGATCAACGGAGAGGAATATTATGTAATGAGATATAACTAATCATTTACACTCATTAAAAAAACATCTATTTTTTATCTAAAATATTTTAATGAAAACTGACTGGTTATTTCAAGACCCCATAGATTTAGAACACAAACAATTAACCCTTTTAGGTTATTTACAAAAATTAGACAAAAATTTAAACAGTTTTAAATTATATCCACAGTTTCAAGAAATATCATTACATCTTGCTAGTATCAATCTTTTAATTGAAAAAGGCCAAATTTTAACACTTAATAGGGTATTAAAGGACCCTGATGATGAAATATTAATATCAGATTTAATACCGGTTGATTGTCCATTATTAACAAAAGAAGAGATACTTGATGTGTACCACATATGTAAATACTCATCAACAAAACTGACCGATTACTTCAATCACGCTAAAGCCATTTGGGATATTGTAAATGACACAGTTTCAATTGACCCGGTACAAAACCCAAAAAACATTGAACCAAAACAAGGTCTTTTCTTTTTAGATTATGGTAGTAAGACTTATCTATATGAGTTTATTATAAAACCAATCAAGAAAGGAAACTTAGAAACAAAATGTCATATAAAAAGAATATGTGAATGTCTAAAAGGAGATTTTGATGAAAAACTAAAAGAGGTTAAAAAACCACTAATTAAAAATCTACAAGACCCAAAGGTTCATAGTAAATTGATTGTTTTTACTATTAACCACAATAATAATTACCCACTCAAAGAAACATTGATTCCTATTGCGAAAAGGAAAATAATGAACTACATGATCCAATCAAAAATTATTAAACACAAAAATTTGACAAATAAAATTTAGTTTTATATTATTGAAATAAAAAAGTCATGGTAGTAAAACAAAGATCATTAAACGAGTTAAGACAAGAAAAAGAGTTTGGGTATAAACACCCATCAGTTCAAAAGAAAAAAATTAATGTTGACCCACAACATATAATCAATTTGGTTAGAGAAAACCCAAATGATATGGAGCTTGGAAAAAAAGTGAGAGGTTATTTAATTGAACTTGGGATTTATGGGTAATGAACAGGTAAACCACCCCCAACATTATGGAGGGGAAGATAGCCCATATGAGGCAATCAAAGTCATTGATGCTTGGGATTTAGGATTTAGTTTAGGAAATACTGTAAAGTATATTTCAAGAGCCGGAAAGAAAAACAAAGAAAAAGAGTTGGAGGACCTAAAAAAGGCGTTGTGGTATTTACAACACCATATTGATACATTAGAGAAAAAATGAAATATTTTTATTTTTTGTTAATATTGTTATTAACTTCTTGTATTGAAATTATTGAAGATTTAAAATTAAACTCCGACGGATCAGGAACTTTTAAGTATTCAATTAACCTTAGCCAAAGTAAAACCAAAACCTCAGCAATACTTGCTCTTGATAGTTTATATGGTGAAAAAGTTCCTGAAATATCTGAAATAAAACAAAAAATTAGTTTTTTTAAAAAAACATTACAAGAACAAGAAGGTATCACAAATGTTACTATCACAGAAGATTATGAAAACTATATTGTAAGACTTCAGTGTGATTTTAAAAACGTGGAAATATTAGAAAGAGCATTAAAAAGTTCAGTATCAAAGTTATATCAAACAAATGAGTACGACTATGATTGGGTATGTTACAAGGGTAAAACCTTAATTAGAAAGACACCGGTACTTTATTTAGATGATATTAGAAAGTTTGGTGATAAGGATATTGATAAGTTAAAAACAGGTACCTATACTTCAATAACAAGATTTGCATCTAAAATAGACACATTTGAAAACATAAATTCAATTAGGTCTAAAAGTAATATGGCTCTTATGATAAAAGTTAGTCCCGATATGTTATTGATAAATCAAAACTTGTTAGATAATAAAATTAAATTACAAAAATGATAGAGACAAACAAGATTATAAATGGTGACTGTGTTGAGGTCATGAAAACATTACCTGAAGGTTGTATTGACCTAATTGTGACCTCACCACCCTATGGTGTTGGTATTGCTTATGACACGCATGATGATGACGTTGAGTTTAATGAGTATTTGGTATTTGCAAGGAATTGGTTAACTGAAGCATATAACGTATTAAAAGATGATGGAAGAATCGCGTTAAACATCCCTTACGAAATTAACAGACAAAAGAAAGGTGGTAGAATATTCTTTGTTTCTGAGATGTACCAGATTATGAAAGAAATTGGTTTTGGATTCTTTGGTATTGTTGATTTAGAAGAACAATCACCACATAGAAGTAAGACAACGGCATGGGGCTCTTGGATGTCACCATCATCACCTTACATCTACAACCCAAAGGAATGTGTAATACTAGCATACAAAAAATTTCATATTAAGAAGGTTAAAGGAGAACCACAATGGAAGGGAACACCAACTGAAATTGAACAGGAAGACGGAACTTTTAAGAAAAAAGTGGTGTATGAGGAACAAGATAAAAAAGAATTTATGGAACTTGTATTTGGTCAGTGGAATTATTTTGCTGATACTAAGTCATTAACCAAGGCGACTTTTTCAATGGACATACCAACAAAGGCAATCAAGATATTATCATATAAAGATGATATTGTATTGGACCCATTTGCTGGTAGTGGTACTAGTTTAGTTGCTGCTGAAGTGTTAGGTAGAAGGTGGTTAGGAATAGAACTCTCACCAAACTACACCGAAATTGCAAAAACAAGAGTAGAATACTTTAAAAAGTTAGAAGAGATTAAAGAAGACCAACAATAGTGTTGGTTTTTTTGTTTTGTTTCATATTTATTTAGTATGAAAAGACTAATCAAAGAATCAGGAATTAGAGACATTAATTTACTGGCAAAAAGATACAAGAAAGCTAAAATATACTTTCACCAAGATTTAGACGGAGTTACTACGGCAATTGCAATGAAAAACTACCTTGAACAAAACGGTATTAACGTTGTTGATGCTGAAATTATTCAATACGGAGATAAAGAATTTGGAATAAAAAAACCTGAAGGTAGTGGTGAAGTTATGCCAGTATTAGTTGATTTTGCACACGGGAAACCAATGTTTGTTATTCATACAGACCATCACGACAGTCAAGCGGGTGTAGAAAAGGACACCGCAACAAACTTCAAAGCATCAAGATCAAACGTTGAAACAATTTCACAAAGTATATCACCAAAAGAAATATTTACATCAGAAGACATACACCTAATATCAACAGTTGATTCTGCAAATTTTGCAGTAAATGACATAACGCCAGAAATGGTAATGAATTATCTTTTCAAATATGATAAAAATGAATCATTGAAAAGAAATAAAATGTTAATGGGGCTTGTAACAAACAAACTACTATTAGCATTTAAAAACAAACCAAAATTTTTAGAGCAACTTGTTTTAGACGCAAAACCATCACTTTTGAGTATATTAAATTTGATTAAAAAGATTATAAAAGAAAAAGGTTATGCGAATATAGATGATTTAGTAAAAAATCAAGAAGACTACGTTTCTAAAATGAAAAATTATAAAAATCTTGATGTACAAGGTAATGTGATTGTTCAATACGGAGGAGGATCAATGGTAAAGTCGGGATCTTATGATAGGTATACACCATTTAGAAATAATCCTGATGCTGATTTTATTGTAATGGCTTGGCCTAAAGGGTTGGTTCAATCCTCTTGCAACCCATATAAAAAAGAAAGAGCTTTAAAAGGTGTTGATTTAGGTGAGATAAAAGATGAGGTTTTAGATGTTTTTAAGGGCGAATTAACTTCACAAAAAATAACATTTGGTACCCTAAAAAGATTATCTGAAATGGGAACTGAATACGGATCTGTTGGGTTTACATTTAAAGATATGATGGCAATATATGGAAATTCACCTTCATTTAAAATACAAGGCGATTATGGTAGTTTAAGAGATATTTTATCTAATATATCATCTAGACTATATAGAAGTTTAAGTGAAAAACAAAGAATGTTATTAGATAAAGTTTCGGTTAATGGGTTAGATGTTATAAGGGCTAATTCAGGAGGACATAAATGTATTACAAATATATCAGGTATTAATTTTTTATATAGTGGTAAAAAACAAGAAGGTGATAGAAAATATGTTGATCTATTAAAGGACATTCAAAAAACATTTGTTGATATATTAAATAAAAAAATAGGGTCACCAACTAATCTAAAAGAATCTAAAGAAAGTAATAAAAAAGGTGTTGAATCACTTTTAAAAAATCATATAAAGGGTGGTAAAACTTTATCAGAAAAAGAATGGGACTACATAATGGAAAAATTAGATTGTGTTGTTGATAATAGAGGACAATGGGATCACCCTGAAAAATGTACAATGATTGAAAGTAATTCTATAACTATGAAAAACGTACCATACCCATTATTAGGTATTGATGATACGGGACATACTAAACTAATGTTACCAGAAAAATCGTATAATTTTCCAGGTAATAACGTTTTTGAAATCCCACTTCAAGGAAAATACAAATCCCTTGGAATAGAGTTGCTAAAAAATATTAGTCTTTAACAATAAAAGATATATTTATTAAAAAAAAAACAATTATGAAAAGAATTATTAGATTAACAGAATCAGACCTTACAAGAATAGTAAGAAGAGTAGTCATGGAACAAAGTACCACTAAAGTATACATAGAAAAAAACGGCGAAGAAATTGAAATTGGAGCCATTTTAGGTGACAATAATTTTGAACCAAATGATATGGGAAAAAGTATGGGTTATAAAACACAAAAAGGAAAACCTGAAGGTTCTAAAGTTAAAATACCTAAATTTTAATTTTTTTTTTACCTTTTGATCTATATCGATGTATTTATAAAATACCTCTGACAAAATTCATTATTTTTTAAAAAAACAATTGACAGTTTAGAATAAATGTTTTAGATTTGTAAAACAATTAGGAAACGTCCTAATAATAAATTGAAATAATGTTAAGACATGAGTGAAGATCAAGTTGTAAATGAAATTTACGCCTACATCAATAACGAAGGTCAGAAAGTATATACACCTAATTATCAGTTTGCTGATATCATGGCTAAGAAATACGGAACTGACAAGGTGTACGTAGAAAAAAATTAAAAAAGTACTTGTCTAATTGAAAAAAAAGACTTAACTTTGTAAAACAAATCAGGAAAAGACCTGAAACGTTCTTTGAAAAACTAAAACCGACTGAAATTGTCGTCACAATTATAAAAAGCGAACTAACACCTCCCTTTCTTTAAGTGTGAAACTAAATTAAGTCATTGGGCCGTGTATGGTCCATTAAAATAAACCACGAAAGTGGGATAAAGTGAACCTAACGTGTAATGGGTTTGCGTCTTGGTGAGTCTTCGGACTTGTCGAGGTCGAGTACACAAGCGGGATACCGTTTAACCTTTAGTACCGAGGGCAACGCTGTAGGGAAAGTGGTTCGACGAACTGGCAATGTGGGTTGTCAGTTTGAGGTGGGAACACCAAGAGGAATAACCCGTAGGAATTATGCAAAAAATAAGATTATCCAATTTTATTATTGCGAGTTCCATTATGATAGGGTACTTAAAACCGAAAGGTATGTTCGTGTACAGGTGGTGCTGTTACCAACCCTAATGATTCCTTACCAAAGGAATTGTTTTGAAGTAATCTTGATGTATGGAAATGGGGACATTTCACAGAGTAGTTGAGTATCGATTCGTCCAAAAGATGGGTTGGCTCGGTTGGCAGACCACTACTTTGACAATCCACAACACAAACACTTTATGGAAAGTAATAAAACTAAATTATTAACTACAAAAAGGAAAAGTGTCTGTCAGGTTTGGATGAAAGGTGACTACATAGTAATGAGCCGTTCATTGCACACAAGGATCCCAAGTCTGAGTGTAATTATCCGAAAAACCTTTAGTCCCGCAAGGACGAACTGGGGAGGCATCCTCGGAAAGAGTCAAGTAAGATGAGAGTAATTCAAACCTCAAGGAGTGATTCACCTAAATAATCGTCACTGAGGAATACTTCTCAAAAGGAAGTGGATAAGAGTAGAATAAATAATGACTCTAAAGGTTCTCAATAACAGGTGTAATCTCAACCTTTTTTTTAAAACATGATTACTGGTAAAAAAAAATTGATGGATGCAAATATAATTTGTGTCCATTTTTTTATTTATATATTTATATAAAATGGAAAAAGAATTATTAAATGAAATAAATAGAGTTAGGTCATTAATGTCATTACCTTTGTTAAATGAACAAGGAACA